ACGATAGTTTCGAACCACCATGCTTATGTGATATAATTGATGAAAATATTCAGGCTGGTTTCTACGATAAAGAATTCACAGTACTATATACCAAAGATGAAATAAATCAGTTACAAACATTCATTAAACACGAACGTGATGAAGATTTAACTTATGCGGCTATGGAACAATTCCGTGGCAAGTACCTAGTACAAAATAGAAGCACAGGTAAAATATACGAATCACCGCAAGTAGCATATATAATGATTGCGGCTACATTGTTTAGTAAGTATCCTGCTAAGAAAAGAATGGCGTATGTAAAAGCATATTACGATGCTATTAGCACATTTAAAATTTCCTTGCCTACGCCAGTTATGGCTGGTGTGAGAACACCACAAAGACAGTTTAGTAGTTGTGTGTTAATCGAGACTGATGACAGTTTAGATAGCATTAACGCAACGTCTAGTGCTGTAGTTAAGTATGTAAGTCAAAAGGCAGGCATTGGCATAGGTGCTGGCAATATTAGAGCAATAGGTTCGCCTATTAGGAGCGGAGATGCTACCCATACAGGAGTTATTCCCTTCTATAAATTATTTCAATCAGCAGTTAAAAGTTGCTCACAAGGTGGAGTAAGAGGTGGAGCGGCTACATTATACTATCCTATCTGGCATTTAGAAGCAGAAGATTTATTAGTGTTAAAGAACAACAAAGGTACAGAAGATAACCGGGTAAGACACATGGACTACGGTGTACAGTTTAACAAACTTATGTACGAAAGATTAATTGAAGGTGGAAACATTACATTGTTTAGTCCTAAAGATGTACCAGGATTGTATGATGCGTTCTTCCAGAATCAAGAGAAGTTTAAAGAACTGTATGAAAAAGCAGAACGTATGACAAGCATTAGAAAGAAGACTATTCCTGCTATTGAATTGTTTAGTGCGTTCGTTACAGAAAGAAAAGACACAGGTAGAATTTACCTAATGAATGTTGACCATGCTAATACGCACGGAGCATTTATTGAAGAATTAGCACCTATTAGACAAAGCAATTTATGTTGCGAAATTAATTTACCAACAAAGCCGTTAACACATATTAATGACCCAGAAGGCGAAATTAGTTTATGTACATTAAGTGCTGTCAATTGGGGCATTATAAAAGACTTTAACGAAATGGCTAAAGTATGTAAGTTAGCAGTTAGAGGTCTTGATGAGTTACTAGACTATCAAGAGTATCCAGTACTTGCCGCGGAACTTAGCACAATGAAAAGACGTCCGCTAGGTATCGGTATTATTAATTTTGCTTACTGGATGGCAAAGCACGAAATGACGTACCAAGAACCAAACTTAGAACTAATTGACGAGTGGGCAGAAGCATGGAGTTATAACTTAATTAAAGCAAGTAATAAACTAGCAATGGAAAAGGGTGCTTGTTCAGGAACAAATGAAACAAAGTATGGACTAGGAATAACACCTAACCAAACATACAAAAAAGAGTTAGACGAATTAGTTAAACACACTGAGAGACAAAACTGGAAAGAACTAAGATTAAACTTAAAAGAACACGGTATTCGTAACTCAACACTAATGGCACTTATGCCTGCTGAAACATCCGCACAAATTAGTAATAGCACAAACGGTATTGAACCACCACGTGGATATATCAGTATTAAACAAAGTAAGCACGGTATTTTAAAACAAGTAGTACCAGGCTTTCCGTATTACAAAAACAAATATGATTTACTATGGGATCAAAAGTCGCCACAAGGGTACCTAAAAATAATGGCTGTATTACAAAAGTATATTGACCAAGGTATTTCGGTAAATACATCGTATAATCCAGAACACTACGAAGATGAAAAAGTACCGATGAGCGTACTAATTCAAGACATTTTAATGTTTTATAAGTATGGCGGCAAGCAGTTATACTACAACAACACATACGATGGCCAGGGCGAGATTGATATAAACAAAGATGATAAGTTAGAAGATTTGCCAATGGGCGAAATCGATGACGATGACTGTGAGAGTTGTAAAATATAATGGGCGTACTTAATACAAAAGCAAAATACACGAGCAAGAGTAACATGTTTCTTTCTAACGACATGGGAATTCAACGATTCGATATTCTTAAATATAGACAGTTTGATAAACTTACAGAAAAACAATTAGGTTTCTTTTGGAGACCTGAAGAAGTTGATATCACTAAAGATACAAAAGACTTTAGAGATCTTACCGACTTCGAACAGCATATTTTTACAAGTAATTTAAAGCGACAAATACTATTAGATAGTGTTCAAGGTCGCTCACCTAATCTTGCTTTCTTGCCTATAGTAAGTTTGCCAGAGTTAGAGACATGGATTGAGACTTGGGCATTTTCAGAAACAATTCACAGTAAGAGTTACACGCATATTATTCGTAATGTGTACCCTAACCCAAGTAAAGTGTTTGACGAAATGATGGACATTCCAGAGATTACTGACTGTTCAGATAGTATTACACAAAACTACGACAGGCTAATTGAATACAATTTATTAAAAGCATCAAATAGCAGTAAGTACAACGAGTACGAACATAAGAAACGTATTTGGTTATGCTTAATGAGTGTAAACATCTTAGAAGGTGTGCGTTTTTATGTATCATTTGCTTGTAGTTGGGCGTTTGCTGAACTTAAAAAGATGGAAGGCAATGCTAAAATTATTAAACTAATTGCTAGAGACGAAAACGTTCACTTAGCAAGTACTCAGCAGATGTTAAAGTTGCTTCCACGTGAGGACAAAGACTTTGCAAAAATTGAAAAAGAAACTTACGCCGAATGTACACAAATGTTTTTAGATGCTGTTGAGCAAGAAAAAACATGGGCTGACTACTTATTTAAAGATGGTAGCATTATTGGACTCAACGCAGAACTGTTAAAACAGTATGTAGAGTTTATTGCTGGCAAACGAATGAATGCAGTTAGACAAGAAAAAATATTTAATACAGGCACTAACCCGTTACCGTGGACACAACAATGGATCACAGGCGGCGATGTACAAGTAGCACCACAAGAAACAGAAATTAGTAGTTACGTTATTGGTGGCACAAAACAAGACGTAACTCAAGATACATTCACAGGCTTTACACTTTAATATAAATATTCACACACAGAGGAAACACATGCTAATATCAAAACCGCACACCAAGGGTGACATTGTCACAATCAAATTAACTAGTGATACAGAAATCATTACACGTTTTGTCAGTCAAGACGAAAAAGGAATTACATTCGAGAAACCAATGGCAGTAAGTATTACTCCACAAGGTCTAGGATTGATGCCGTGGTTGTTTAGTGCCGATGCTTCAAAGCAAATCACTATTGATGTTAATCAAATATTCTGTACTATGGATACATTAAAAGATCTTGCTGATCAGTATATTGAAGGTACTACAGGTATTACTTTAGCAAAAGCATAACGTGATCAGGTAGATCATAATTATCTATTAAATCCTGGATACCACTTTCGTCTAATTTAGTGCGACCAGGATTATCAGGAAATACACAACAAGGCTGTACATTATAAAAGGTTTCTTGCTCTACGCAATAAGGCCTAGTGTATATGCTCTTGGTTTCTGAATCCCATTCTAGTTTAATTTGCTGTTCCGGGTCTTGCCAAAGAAAATGTAAATCATTGCCAACTTGTACACTACTGGGTCTCTGTAATCTATCAAGATACTGCTCGTTGTATGTGCCAAAGGCTGGAAAGGCCTCTACCCAATCAGGATTGTTAGTGTGCCATTGTTGTTGAACATCAGCATCAGCACTGAATGGTTCATACTTTCCAACATTATCTGAGTAATGTTTGCTAATCCATTGCTTCTCTACTTCCCATTCATTTTCAACAAATGATTTTGTCGATGACGATCCCGCGTATTTTTCTATAGTTGCGCCGCCATTGTATGATCGATAATGTATAATATTATCTAGTCTACAACTAATATATCCGTCTTGCTGATTATGGTTCCAATCTAGTTTCATAACATTATTTATAGAGATAAATAAGTATATCATGCCAAAAGCCGCAAGAAAAGGTGCCGACAAAGCCGGTGCTCCAATTATAGAAGGATCTGATAATGTTCAGATTGAAGGACTAGCGGCCGCAAGAGTTGGCGATGCTATAACAGGACACGGTGATGCTCCGCATACTAACCCAACCATAGCACAAGGATCAGGCAAAGTAAACATCAATGGTATGCCAGCCGCAAGAGCAGGTGACCCGGCTACATGTAAGCATCCGATAACAGGCGGATCAGGCAAAGTAAATATCGGATGATCGAACACGCCACTGTAGGTAGTATTACAAAAGAGTCTAACTTTTATTCTGCGCCTATACTAACTAACCTAAATTTTATCAATGACAATCAATATGATTTTCGTAAAGAAATAGTAAAACAACATGTATTTGCTAAGCCTGAAGAAATTAACGAGGTTGTCCTTCCATACACAACCACAGTAATACCTAAAAATCCAAAAATAGAAAATACAATTACAGAGTATGTAGATATTCATTTACGAGAATACTTGCAAGAAAATAATTACAAT